CCTCTGCTAATCGTTTAGCGTTTCTTACGCCTCCACGATACATTGCATCCTCTAATGAGGTTAACTTTGCTTCTAATTCATTGAGTTGCTCAATCAACTCTTGCATTGGGGTTTTCATTTCTCTTTTTTTTTAAAGGTGTCAAGCATTTTGCGCAGAATAGTTGACATAATGTTCTATTAAAGACACAAAACCCTATCGTTCTGTATCATCTTTGGTTTCTAATTTCTCAAGCGTGTCCTTCAGTATCACATTCCAAGCCCACTTGTCCTTGTCAGCGTCCCAAAGTTGCTCGTACATCTCCAGTAGTATCTCTCTCATTTTTATTTGGTATTAAGGTTTGCGCCTACTTTTATATGTGTGCGCCTATAATTGTAAGGTTTTACCCTTACTTTATTACTGGTTTCGTGAGGTTATACCCTTACTTTGTACATTAGAGCGTACAATTTTACCCTTATTTTGTGACAATTTAAGGTTCATCGTTGTGAGGATTTGCAATTCGCGAATTAAGAATCTTGTCTCTTTAGCCATCTTACATACATCTTCGCTGCAATAGCATCACGCTGTTTTTTGTAGCAGTACTTTTGATTTAGTCTTGCCTTCGCTATGCGAAGGAATTGTTCCATTTGTTTCATAGTAGGTTTTTTAATCTTAAACATTCAGCATTAAGTCGCTCATTTCTTTCACATTGATCTTTAAAGCCTTTTCGGAGTGTTTTGTTCTCATACCGGAGAGTTTCTAGCTCCGAAGTATATTTAGTCTCTAATCGCTTTATTTTGTTCTCATAGATTTCCGTATAGCTGGAAATCATATTCCGATCTGGAATGCGTAGCTTTTCCTTTTCAAGAATGTCTTGTACAATATCATCGTGTTGCTCCGATGTCTTAGACAGCAATTCACTAAAGTAACGATAGGCGTCCGTATATCTTGGTTCTTTTAGTAGATTCCAATTATGGTTCTTTCTTGCGTGTATTACCGTGGCGTGATCTCGATTGACTATATTACCAATAGACTTCTGAGATAGCGTGGTGTTGTCCATACAAGCAACAAAGAAAGCGTGGCGGTATATTACGTTCATCCTTTCACGTGTTGGTTTAATGTCATACTCAGCTACGGCATTATCCCATATATTCTGAATTGATATTTGATATTCGATTGCAATCATAATAGTCTGTTATGTATTTTCTTGAGCCATTCCTTCTTGCTGGGCACATCTCCATACTTCACGTGGCACGATCTGCAAACAGCCATTAGGTTCTCAATCGTATCTGCACTTTTTGAGCCACCCATACCTCGTGCCTCGATATGGTGTATATCCACAGCCTTAGAACCACATACCTCACAAGGTATGAAGTCCTCAAGGCCGTAGTTGAAGTAATCCATATATATTTTGGTGTGCTTTTTCACTTGATAATAAAATTTCCGCACATAATACTGGCGGTATTATGCTTCGTTCATAATTTCCTTTGAGACCTTGCGTACCGGTTTTTGAACCTCTTGGTGCTGAAACGTGACAAGGGCTTCCGTTCTTGCACATCTTCCTTGGTCTCCATAGCGCATTGTTTGTCCATATATCCGTTGGCTTCATCCTTGTATCTCCGTATTGACAATAAGTTACAGTTCTTCTAATTGGATAGTATTCCATAAAAGGCATCTTACGCATCATACCACGTGGGTTTTCAACGTAGTAATACAAGTCTGGGTTTAGCTTGAGAAAGTATTCAATTATTTGCTCAAGCCGAGCCATCATCTTATCACTTTTTTTAGCAAATTCTGAGGTTGCAACACCACCTTTTCTATGGTGGCTTATAGCAGCTATTGAATAGCTGGTACAAGGTGGTGAAGCCCATATCACATCAGGCACAAAAGGTACTTTAGATTCGTCAAATTCTAAAATATCCACAACATAATCAATACCCTCAAAAGAATTTATATCGGAAGAATATACATCATAGCCTAATGCATTGGCAACTTTACCTATGCTTCTTGAACCGGCAAAAAGTTCTAATACCTTCATCGTGTTAGTAGTGTGTCGGTAGGCGTAGCGACTCGATGCTTGTCGCCAATGTAATAATTCCAATAAGCCTCAACCGTGTCGACTGACTTGTACTCGTCAGGCATACATTGTGGTGGTTGTTCAAACTTGTTGATTGGAATGTTTGGAGGCAGGTCGGCAAGTACCTCCTCACACTTCTCAATAGTCAAATGCTTACGCCCATACCTACGGGCGTATTCTCGACCAAGGGAAATCATATGCAAATAAACCCATTGGTAGTGGTAGGCATCACTTCGAGTCCATATTGCTGAAGGATGGTTTTTGTGAGTGGACTTGTACGGCACGTTATCGTTGCCGAGCTCACGATGAGCAGTACACAATAGTTGGGCCGACTCAAGAATCATCTTGACAACGTGCTTGTTGTACATAAGTCTTGCTGATTTGTCAGGACAAGCGTGTAAATAGAAAATGTTCATAAGTAGAAAAGTTGGTTATATTTCATCTATAATAAAAAAAAGTATTGACTTACAATGTCATTTGCTCGTTTTTTCCTCGCAGATCCTTTACAAGATCTCGTCCCGCTATTGTAAAACCAACGTTTCCTGTAAGGCTTCTAAGTACAATAGGTTCTTGCATTGGAGTAGGTCGGCCACCTGTCTCCATTTCTTTTACCTTGCGAACGTGCAAGTGCGAGTACATCCAATCCGTTGGGTGCTGCGAGTATCTATGGATCACCATAAAATCCGAAGCACGGTTTACCCACTTACCGCCACCCTCAGAGTCCGCAGCCATAGGCGGTGCAGGAAAGCCCTCGTATAGCTGTCCTTTCTTATTGCTTGTTCGTAGTGCTGTGGTAACAGCGTGAGTATTCAGCCATATACTTACGTTGTTTTTAGAGCAAAACATACGCATCATAGTTGAGGCAAGGTAATCGTAGTCGTGGCCGGTAAGCCCTGATAGGGCATCCTTATCCTTTGCTAGGGAGTTGTACGGATCTATGAGGAAGCCTTGATAGGGAGACTCATCGTAGATCTCTTGTGCACGATCTAACAGCGTTTTGTAGGTCAGCAGTTCGCTAATGTCCATAATGGTAAAGAATTGCTGAAGGTAAAGTAGGCTGGTTTCAAATTTAGCCATAGACATCCTTTCAAGCACTTCACCGTTGTAGTACTCAAGCAGCTTTTTCATAATGCTGTACGGCTCATTCTCGCTTGAGTATATCAACCATTTGATGTTGTGCTTTAATGAAAGCACCAACATAAGGTAGATAGTCAAGCTGGTCTTACCCACGTTAGCGTGGCCAAGTATTATGTTAAAGTTTTTAGGTTTGAAGCGCAGGAATTGGTCTATTGCTTCGTGGCCAAACTTGTAGCCTTCTTTGACTCGTCCTTCTCGGACAGCTAATAAATCCTCGTGTAGTTTGCTATAATCAATCGTATTCTTCATCGTCGTTCCCAAGATCTAGTCGGAGCAGCATCATTTCATACTGCTGCCTTAATTCAGTATATTCTAATTGCAATCGGAAGTAATCACCTGCAAGTTCCTTGTAGGCCATATCTTTTCGCCAAAGCTGTTCTTTCAAAAAAATATCCATTTCTTCCATAGTCAAGTATAAAAAAAAAGGTCGGGTTATCAGCCCGACCTATTGTTTTTTTTTAGAAGGGGAGATCATCTGCTTCCTCCCTCACTGAAGCCGGAGCTGGTTCAGGCGTTGCCTGTTGAATGCTTGGCTGAATGTTCACCCAATCATTGAAGATCTCCGCTACTTGAAGTACTTGATTAGCTTTTAGGTTCATACCGCTTGTGAACTCTACGGCTGCTTTTAAAGCCACCTGACGGACGATAAGTTTGTCTTTGGAAGAACTCCCCGATTTGGGTGCGTTATAGCCACCTGAACCTCCTGAGTAGTTTCCATTAGGATTTACACGCTTGAAGCGAGACTTCTCCACGTCATAAGTGTAGTTGAACTCCTCACCGGCTTTCGGCTCCCAAGTCTTAGTAAATACTGAACCGCTTTGACCGTTGTCAAGCGATAGCTTGTAAATGTTGAAGTCGTTCCACTTCGATTCGAACATTACGTCCTTGATAGTTGCTGTTTTCATATAGTTTTAATTAAAGTTCAAAGTATCTTGATTCTACATAGTCGGCTTCTTCCTTGAAGCCTTGGTCGGTAAGAAGATGCCATACTGCTAAAGCATCCGTGTCATTGACCATAATATCTATTTGAGTCGGTGTTAGTATCATAGATCTTTCTTGTTTAGATCCTTGATGTAGTAGTCAATGGAGTTCTGAACAAACTCTGGAGTCCAATTAGAATTTACCTCAACGTGTCGGTAGATCCAATTACGAGTGTGCTTCAGTTCAGTTTCTAAGGCTTCGATACGAGCCTCATAGAGTTCAATTAGTTCGTTTTTCATATTACTTTTAGTTGGTTATACAAAGCAATTATAAAAAAAACTTCGCAATAAAGCAAAAAAAAAGATAACCCCACCGAAGTGGGGCTATCCAACCAACTAATCTACAAAGGGAACTAACGTAGATATATTTTAACTATTGCAGTATCTTTTGTAATCGAGCTATCAAACGTGAGTTTAATCTCTCCAATATATTTAGGGGAATCGTTAGCGAGAAATCCAAGATCAACCAAGCTATCACAAGTAAACTTTGAAACCATAATGCTATTATCGAGATCATAACGATAGTTGCAGCGGATATGGACTTTCGCAGCTCTGTAAGAAACAACATCATAGCGGTTAAGTTCGTTTTCAATTTCTTGCTTCCATTTATCCTTCTGCTGTTTTCTATAACTCCAATGGCGGCTGGAGTAAAAGGCGTTAAGAGAAGGTACTTTACCGAGGGTAATTTCAATTTCATCAGTCCATTGCATCTAACAGGCGTTCACTTTTCTCAATATCGTACTTACCAATCAACTTGTAAATATGTCTGCTTATGCTTCTTATGCTTTCTTTTTGATCGTCTGTTGCAGAAACATCATTAAAGTTAGCGTGGATTGAAGTGTCTATTGCTAAGAGTGTGTCTACTATTCCCATTTAATTTAGTTTAGTTTATATAGCTTTCTAAAGAAAGCTATTAAACTTATTATAGTTAATATAACTAATATAAGCTTAACTAAGTCAAAGGTAGTCGTTTTTTCTTGATACACAACCTTAGGCACATAAATTTCCTTTTCAATGTGTATCGTGTCTGGAGGACACGTGGTTTGGATCATAAAAGTGTCTCTAACCACTTTTATTTGCGTTCTAACGCCTTTATTTACAAAAACCATAGAGGTGTCCCCCTTGACTACAAAAGTATCTTTAACGGTCTTTATTTCGGTAATGATTACCGTATCTAGTTTTATTGCTTCCTTTTGGACAATACTTGGATCTTTTGCAATCGCACGTTTCAGGTGATATTGCGCACCACAAGACGTCAGCATTAATGCTCCAATTACGACTTTTAACTTCCACAAGCTTCGCATTCCTCAGGGTTTTCTAAATTACAAGTGGGCTGATCCTTTTCTTCCAGCTCCTTTACAAAGTCCTCAAAGTTTGTGTCGCTCATTATTTTTGTTTATTTTCTTTGTACATTAAATACCAACGCTGGGCTGTATATCCAATAGTGATTATTAATAGGGCAATCTTCAACGCCATCTCAATTTGAGCAAACGAGATAGCAAAAGTACTCGCATTTAGCAACAATACCTTTATATCTGTCTCGTTCATTTTTTAGCAAACTTTTCAAGACCTGCAATACCAAAGCTTCCGAGAGTTACGATCAAAAAGCTGTTATATACAAAATCGTTAATAGGCAGATGATTGTTGAAAAATCCAGTAATTACGTCAATTACCATAACAACAACCATAATAGCAAACGATAAAAAACCGATCACGGTTTTCTCGTTGTAGTCGTTCGTGTTTTTAAAGATCTCTGTAAACTTTTTCATCCTATCAAATGTTTAAATTTATCAGCAACCACAAAGCTAGGACAAGCTTTAGCTGCAAATTCGTTATGTCCGTGTAGGGTAGCCTCAGGGTACTCAGCAATTAACCCTCTCAATAAGTTTTCCATTGACTCTAACTGCTTTCCGTGTAGTGTGTCCTTCGGAGTCTTTCCGTCAGACTCTACACCACCGATATAACAGCAGCCGATGCTATTGCTATTCAACCCTTTTGTATGCGCTCCGCTACGCTCCACAGGTCGACCAATTCCAACCGTTCCATCCAGCTCGATAACATAATGATAGCCGATGTCTGACCAGCCTCTCTTGAGATGCCAGTCTCTGATCGTATCAGTCTTAATATCTTGCCCCTCACGAGTGGCTGCACAATGCACTATAATTTTATCTATCTTTCTCATTCTTCCGGTGTCAAGTAAATAGTACCTAAACCTTGCGCCCATATATTACCATCACAACAGGATCTGCTGTAAGTGTTTTTATGCTTACAGTAACAAGCTCTACGCCCTCCCCTTGGGGAGGTGCGAGAAGGAATAAAGTTTTTATCTTCCTCGTTCATTAGATCAGATCTTCACTTGGCTCTGGAAAGTATTCAGGATGTAATGTCTTACAAGCCTCAGTCCACTCACGAATAGCAGAAGATGAACCAAACGTATGAACGCCCATTGGCTTCATCCACACCATCTGACCATCCCAAGAAGGATCTGCCTCACCATCCCATAGCACATCAATGTGGTAGGTAGAAGATAGTACAGGTGCAGTGAGTTCGTTTCCTTCCTCATCGTATGTACCATCGGTTTCTACCAAGTGTCCAAGATGTACGATAGCGTGGCTATGCGTTGGGTTACCTTCCTCATCTACGCCTAAAGCGTTAATCTTTGTAGTGGCTGCTCCTTTAGAGCCAAAAGAGTATTTTCTAAATGTTTTCATATTAGATTGTTGTTAGTGCTGCTAATTCTTCGTTTGATAGTCGTGTCTTGAATACAAGGGCTTGATTTACTTTTGATGACTTACTGATATTGACATTATCTAAATCTAATCTATCAACTGCAAGTGTCCCAAGTCCTGTTGCGGTTCCTGTATCAATTTGCACACCATTAGCATAGAAAGCATAATCTCCATCTTTATAGGCAAGAGCAAATTTGTATGTATTACCTACTGATGCATATCCTGTTGAGGTTTGTCCAACAAACTGATTAGAGCCATTAAATACAACTGCATTTATATTGTTTAACGCATTGTGCTGCATATATATTTGATTAGAATTACTGCTATTTCTTAATCTAATAAAACGAGATTGATTAGTAGTATCATCACTAACAGGAGTGTATTCACAAAATATAGTTCCTTCAGTTTGACCAAATAAAGAAGTATCAGGATTTGCAGTTTCACAATCAACATCAGCAGTACGAGTCACACTACTCCCATAGGTAGGGATGTAGGATGTTGCGTAACTTCCTTCTTCTACTTGATACCCATACAACAAAACGCTTCCGTCTCTTGCACCTTCATTGTGAGAATAAAAACGCATTACTGAAGATGTTCCCGTAGCAGTTGATGTTTGCCATACACGATACCATCCGTTTCCGTAATCTTCATAATCTACATTAGTACCAGCAACAGAGTCAATCTCTGCTCCATTCCAATTCACTACGAAATTGGTTACATTAACTCCATAAATACCAGTCCTTGTACTATCAATGTTTTTAACAAAACAACTTGTTGTATATGCAGTTCCAATAGTTACGGGTTGACTAACATAAATGAAATCATTGCCACCACCGCCTGAACCTATTTTAGCTGCATTTTGTACACCCTCTGGACTCGTTCCGAAATTGTCCTCAATAGTTGCATTATCAAAGATTGACCAAGAACCAAAGTATTCGGAGTGTACTATCTTATTACTCCTTTGTGGCTCTAACAAGAGTGCAGGACACGAACTATCCGTATAGTCCAATCTTGGTACATTATCAGTAATACCTCCCTCTACGGCAGTAGTAGTCGTTTCTATGTAGTCTCTTGCTACA